CTGAGTTCTTCAACTTAGCGACACTACGCCAAGTAAGAAGAAGTGCTATATCTATACGTGCTTTTTCTCCTTCACTAAAGGACTCATACGTAAAGACATCACGATATCTAGACTTAATAGTCTCGTCAAAGTTCTCATCTAAAGTAAAGTTAACATAAAAGTCCATACTCTGAAGATACTGATTGATCAGTTTATTCATCGTAGGAAGATAAGTCTTGATGATTCTAGTCTTAATACCACTGTCTTTCAACAGTGTTGTAGCCACCTGTAACACATCACGATCCTTCTTGCTGACAACACAATTTTTCTTGGTTTCTTTCTTATCTTCTATTAGTCCTTCTAACTTAACAAACTCTGCTTTCTTATCTGGTGTACTGCCTTCTAGTTCTTTAATCTCCTTATCAATCTCATTAACATTATTTCTAATGGTCATCAATTGATAATTAACATTTGTTATAAGAGTATTTCTCTCATTAACTTGTTGTGATAACTCAAGAAATTTTTCACTCCTCTTTTCTTCTGCTTCAATTGCTGTAGTAAGTTCTTCATATCCACCATTCATTTCCTCAAGTTTAGACTTACCATCTTCTATCATGTCATGTCTAAACTCATCTGATAAATCTTGAGTGCATGTAGGGCAAACATGATTATCCTCAAAGAACTTATGTTCCTTCTTACAATTCTTTAATTTAGTATTTAACTTAATTAATATAGTATTTAATTTTTTGAGTTTACCAGAGCTCTTAGAATAATCTTCCATCTCTTTGGAGAGATCTTTAACTTCTTCTGTAAGATTATGAACATATTCTGTAGAGGTTTGTTCTTCATCATGATAATCCTTAATCTTTTCTTTCTTTTTGTCTATCTCTGCTTCTGTTTTCTTTTTCAACTCTAACATATACTTCTTTTGAAGTTCTATCTTCTCTTCCAAAAGATGTAAGTTATAATCAAGATCCTTAATTTCTTCATTATTCTCTCTTATCTTATCCTTCAACTTACCATTCATAATAGAGAACACTTGAATGTCTAATATATCTTCAATAATTTCTCTACGTTGCTGACCAGGTAACCGCATGAAAGGAACAAAGGTACTAGATCCTAACACTACAATCTGTGTAAAAGACTTGTAGTTCATCTTCAAGATGCTCTGTTCAAAATTCTTCTGCTGATCTACTGCCTTAGCATCCTCATCCCAAGGTTCTCCATTACAAAAGATCTGAAACTTATTAGGTTTGATACCACGTATAACTGTGTACTTATTATTACCAATACTAAACTCTATCTCAACCATAGTGTCTTTTTGATTTACACTATTCACTAACATACTCTTACTAATCTTTCTGAATGGTCTCCCAAACAAAGAAAAGGTCAACGCATCTAAGATGGTTGACTTGCCTGATCCATTAGTACCGACAATTAAATTCGTTCTGGAAACTTGAAGATCTACTTCAGAGAATACATTCCCTGTTGATAGGAAGTTCTTCCAGCGAACTTTTTCAAAAATAATCATTCTTTAGATACTATATCAGGTGGTATAATAAGATCATCAGGAGTTATAATAGAAAACTTCTGACCTTGTGCTCTACACGAATTAATAATATGCTCTGCTTCTGCTTCTAACACTTCTAATTCGGGATTCTCTTCATCTTCTGCTAATGCCATTACATAACGATCAGCATCATCTCCCTCTACAAACAAAGGAACAATACGTTCCTCCTTTGCATCAAAAACAGAGTATATACCCTGTGGATGGTTTTTGAGAGTGATGACAAACATAGATTATACTACCTCGCATGATTCTATGTATAGGGATTGCATTAATTTCTTAAGATCGGTTTTATCTACAGACAAATCAATCTCATCTATGTACTCACTAAGTAGAGTCAGTGTGTCTTTCACATCCAATTCTACATCATCAACCGCTTCTGTGTCAACCAATGTTTCAACGATCTTAACATCGTGGACTCCTGTGCGATAGAGTTTGTCCACAAAGTCTTCAAATTTCGTATAGCTACTCTTCTCTTCAACAATAACTTTAACAAAACTATCCTTACAATAATCTGTATTGAAGTTGGTGTAATCGTTCTCCACGTCATTGTAGTAAACCTTTTGAAATATTTCAAATGGATTCTCAATAAACTCAAGTTTATCTTCTTCGGTGTCATAGATGTGAAACCCTCTTCTGTCCTTATAATCGTTCCAGAACATCTGGTAAGGGTTACCAAGGTATTGTATGTTACCTCTTGTTGATCTGTGATGAAAATGCCCAGACCACACACGATCATAATCTTTGAATACAGATATCTCCAGACCACCATGATCAAAAGTCATACCTGGTGTCACCTCAAAACCATTCATTTCTAGGTGACCACATACTATACTAGCATCTGATTCTTCTATTGCTTTCATGGACTGCTCTTTGTTATCAGCATTGATCCAAGGAAGCATCAAGAACTTTGTATTACCTTTACTTATTTCTGTTACATCCTTATATATGGTGATGTTATCATACTCTTCTAGAAGAAGTTCTGGGGAATTGATCCTACTAGTATTCTTATAGTACGTAGTATGATTCCCAAGGATCATGTGTACATCATACTTTCTAAGTCTGTCAAAGTAATCTGTTTTAATACGATTAAGAGTATTAAAGTCCATAGACTTTCTGTTATCAAAAGTGTCACCCAAATCAAAGACTGTGGTGATACCTTCTCTCTCAAGAGTAGGGAAAAATATTTCATTGTAAAATTTGTGCCAGTAGTTCCAGAACGCAAGAGAACCTTTACGTCCATCTAGGTGCTGGTCTGTGATGACTGCTATCTTCATTTTTTAGTTGTATTACTCCTTGTTCTATTGACGATAGATATAAATTTATCACCAGCAAAAGTTCCACCTAATGATACATCTATTGTATCACCATCTACCCAGTTCATATCACCATTCATCTTAGTATGATTCATAGCTTCTTGAATCTGGTCTATAACGTCTTGTGTTAATTTCATATACTGCTCTAGTGTCTGGATATAATTCTCGCATTTTTTGTACTACTGCTAGTTGTACTTCAAGGAGTTTCATAAGGTTTTATAATAATACAGTTATTTTTATAGTCTGCTTTAAATTCTAATGCTACTTCATTATCCCACATGAGTTCTTCATATAATGCATTAAGACGATCCATGTCTTCCCATAAATCATTCAGGTGTGGAGGCAAATGTTCTTCTTCATCCATTAGCGGTTCATTTTAATTTCAATGTTTTCTTTAATGCTTCCCATGTCTGCTTGATTAGCATTCATTCCTTGCATGTCACCAGTGTATGAATCAGTATGCATGACCTCATCATAACCAGACTTCTCAAGAATTTTATTTTTAATCTCCATCTGCTTCTTTTCCTTCTGTATGCGTCTCAGGAATGCATAGTATATAATCTGAGTAAAGTATGCAAAAGGATTAGAAGATTTCTCTGGGTTGAAGTTATCAATGTACTGTAGGCAGTTCTCAATACCATCACATATCATGTCCTCTCGGAACATATAGTTAACAAAGTTTGGTTTATATGATAGATGTGTAGCAATCTTTAAAAAGCACGACCCAATATAATTTGGTACACGAGGTCGGGGATCCTCTGCCTCACGTGCCTTAATAACAGAATTACGATAGATAGTAATCGCTTCTAAAAACTCTTTGTTGTTGACGTAATATTCTGTTTTCTTTTTCATTCTAGGCATGTCTGCTCCCTTAAGTATAGGTGAATATGCTGCTATTGTCAAGGGGGCTTGACAAACCCCGACAAACGCAGTAGGATAACTCTGTCAGGGGTTCAAGGATGAGTCTAGCTTCTTTTATATAGATCTTCTAGATCTTTTTTAGTTTTATTCACGGAACCTAAGTGTCCCATATCACGAGTAAATGAATGTGGGACTTGAGATTCTTTGAATTGAGTTAACTCAACAGTATGTCTTTCAACAGACTGTGTATAAAAATTTTGAATATTAGTATCTTCAACTTCGGTCATAGTAAGAACATGTTTCTTAGGAAGAACAAACATATGATCAAAAGTAGAATGGATCCATTCACTTAAAGCAAAACCAGCAACTCTTATATTCTTTTTTGTTTGATCTATTCTACTAACTTCCATAGGACTTTCAAGCACAAGACTATCATCATCTGGCATGTAAGAAACTTTAGATATAAGTTCCTCACCAGTAACTAGTTTAATTGTTGCTATAAAATCTGGTTCCATTAATTTGCCCTTAGATTTATTTTAATAACTTCATATTTAAAATTCTCTTCGTTGTAAATGTTTACTCTCTCATTCAGATGTTTAATAGTATAGTTTTGACCACCAATATCATCAGCGATATCATAGAGTGTAGC